CCCTCAATGGAGAAATAGATTCCGCTGCCACCGTATAAACGACTCTGCTGGAGTGCCAGCTTTACCTTCTGCGGCATTTTCAAACGATTTTCTTCATTCTCAATCGCCTGGATTTGATCCTTTTCAGCCTGCCATTCGCGCCATTTGCGGGTAGCGTCTTGGGCTGGGATATCCACTACCTTGCGCCCCATCCACGAGGTTCGGTAGATCACCGACCATTGGGCATCGGTCAGATTGGAAAGGGCGTAATCGCCAGCGGATTGTTTGTCGCGGGTGGTGTTGAGATTGGCGACCAGATTCTTGAACGAATCGCGCACGGCTTGCATGGGGCTAGACATTGGCCGATCTCCAAAGTCCTACTGTCGGCGCATTATAAACGCGCCACCATTTCTTGCCGCCACAAGTGATGCATTTCCCTCTCATGACAATTTCACCCTTTTCGGTTTCGACATCCCATGTCCTTATGTGCCCTTTTTTTCTTCGGGGCTTGGCCGATGCGACTTCCTGTGCCAGCCCGTCGGGTGTAAATATTCTCAATAATCCGTCGTACCATATCACACGAGCGCGAGCGTAATTACAAATCCCCCTGATGGAGACTGATGTAAAGTTGGTTATGTCCTGGGTTTTCATTATGAACACATCAACGGATTGGCCCTGCAAAAATCCATCACTGTTCCCAGAGCCTCACCCACATCATCAAAGCCGGGGTTATCAACAGAGTCCGCGCTGAACAGCATCCTTGTTGTACTGCCGTCCATTTCCACTTTCTCAAATTCAAGGTAGGGCTTCTCGCTGTCGCGCCACGTAAATGCCCTGTATTTTGTCTCGGTTGCGGTCTTGGTCACGCTGTAATAAGCACAGCCGGTCAAGACGTAGGATAGTACAGCCATATAGGCAATGACCAACAGAACAGCAATTAAATTTCGATAGGTACGCATTATCATACTCCCAGTGATCGCACAACCTCATCTGCAATCAGTTCAATATTTTCGCCGTTAAACCAATCCGAATGGCCTTTGATCAAATCTGAGCAGTCCCGGTTCTGGATGCGCCGGTCATCCCCCAAATAACCCTTTTGGCCCTGCCTGCCCCACGAGTGGAACAATAAAAAGCCAGACAGCCACACCCACTTATCTGAGCGGGTGAAATAAACCCAGCCTTTACTGACATTTTCCGGAATGGATTGTTTGGCATTGAGGGCCGGAGATAAGCGCACAATCTTGTATTGCTTGTCGCGTTTCTCCAACAGGCGCAATGCCTTGGCTTCATAGTTCGAGCCGTTGCTGTGACTGATCACCGCATCGGCATTTTTCAAAGCCAGCGCGATTCGAGCCACCGCTTTGTGTTTACGGAAGCGCACTTGAAACAGGTTGTAATAACCATAATCCGCTTCATCCTTGTCCACCGTATGACCGGCTGCTTCCAGATAGGGTGTCAGGCGGTCCACGGTACGCTGACCGCCATCTTTTACATTGAAGCCGTGGATCAGAACGATTTTCATAGCGGTGTACAGAAATTGGTCCGCATGCCAATGGTTACATTGTCAAACGTCACAGTAATTTCATTGTTATGCCCTTCAAGCATTACGTCAATTTTGTGATCCCGTTGCGGGGATTGGAACGTGAACGCCTTTCCTTGATACTGTTGGTTGTGTGCATACACGATGCCGTACACCAGCACGATCATAATCAGTACGATCAATATACGCATTTTATCCTCCCTGGAACGGGCCGTCCCTGGCCCTGCTCTCATCCTTGAGAAATCATTCAGCCAGCGGTGGGGTCTTCAACCTTGCTGGAAGTGATGAACCGACCCAGCGCCGCATACAGTACTTCGGCGGCAGCAATCTGCTCGTCAATGTTCCAGATACGATCCGTTGCCACAGACTCATTCCGGAGTCCCTGGAAGTGCAGGAAGTCAGCAATGATGTCCTGATCAGTGGTCCGTTTGTGCCTCTGACCAATTGAATCAGTAACAATTGAGTTGGCCTGCGTGATCGCATTCTGCGTGATCTGTTCAGCCTGAACCTGCATACGAGCGTGGTGCCCCGTTGCATCTTTCACCGCCAAACCAACGTAGGACGAAATGGATTCCGGCACGTTGATGTCAGCGTTATCCTTCACGCTGGTCAGTGATGAGTTGGCAGCAGCGGCCAATTCACTGGCATTACCCAATACACTGGCAAGAGAACCAGCGGAACCTTGATTGGCAGCATTCAGTAGTGCCGCGATCAACGCCAGCGCACCTTCTGCATCTACTTTCGCATCAGACAAAGGTGTCTGTTCGTTTTCGGTCTTTTCAGTCATTTTCAAAATCTCCTTACAGTTAAAAGTGATCGATCACATTCCCCGCCAATTTAAAAATTCGTAATGGTTGCCGTCCTGGTAGCGACCGCCCCAGCGACACATAGGGTCTTGTTCTTCCCACCATTCCCCTAACTTTCTATGCCCTTCGGTCTTGGTCACCATGCCCACCCCCGGCACGCGCAAGTTCAGGTCGATGGCGCATTTATTCTTGTGTTCTGAATCATCCGCGCCATACGGCCCTTCTTCCCCGATCTCGCCAAATGCCCGTGGATCACGGAACCAGTCCCCACCGCGTATCTCAAACCCCAACTCATGTGCTTTATCCAACAGCCGAGGGACCAATCTGGAAAAGGCTTCCTGGCGCTGACCCAGACGCATCAGCATTTACTGTCCCGGATACAGTTGTTTTTCTTTTCCAGCGTTTTAATCTGGCGATCAATCCACTGTATCTGCTGGTCGGTCAAATCCGGCTCCAACAGCTTGAATTCATAATCCTTGATCTTCTGCTCGTTGACCTCGATGCGGGTTTTGTCCAATTTCAGATAAATCCGCTTTTCAGTTTCCATCGCTTCGGCATCGGTCTGAAACAGGGTCAGGTAGGAAACCACCGCAAACACACCGAGCACCGTCCCGGCTGTCATTTTCAGGCTGTCAGGTATGTTGGCCCAGAATCTTTTCATCAGTCGTCCTCATGGACATGGCCGGTTATGTGTTCAATACACTGGTTGATCAGTTGCTCATTGCGCTGGAACCTGAATTCGACCAGATTATGATCGCGCACATTATCCGATACCCTGTACCGCTGATCAGTCCTGGAATTCAATTGCGCTAATGTATAACCATTAATCATAATCGTTATCGTAATACACGTAATTAACACCTTGGTCGGTGTTAAAGCAGAAGCTCCGTTTCCGTTCGCCATCCCTGTCCCCCGGACATCTGTTTGTCGTTGTTGGTGCAGTGAACATTCGCAGCGAGACAAACACGAATTATGCTCCCATGAATTTTTCTAAATCATAACCACTCGAGATCGGCCAGAAATCCATCATCACAGCATCCGCCAGATTCGGAGATTTAGTCCCAGGCGGCGTCTTGTCTATGATCATTTTCAGCCGCGCACCTTTGGAAGCCGTGACCTGACACAGCTCCTTTTCAAGTTTGTGTAAATTTGAAATTTTTGAATCAATGGAAATAAGTGAATCAGGATCATAAACCGCATTATCTGTGACAGAACGCCAGGTACGATAAAAACGGTTACGTAATTCCCACCATCCCTGTGATTTGAGATTGGTGTGGAAATCTTCATTGGTCGGACTGTCCTTATCTCCAATAATGACATGTTTCTTCGGCTGTAATACCTTATCACCTGCATTCCAAGGAACCAACCTTATCCCTCGTGGCAAATTTCCCGCATCGCGCAAATTGTTTATTTCACCCTTAACTCCCGCACCAATCCCAATACAGTCATATTGCAAATCAATACTGCCCTTACCGGCTAAATTCGCTATCGCCCGCCGTGCAGTCTGGGCCGGATCTCGCGCACCCCATTCATCCAAATGACGCAAAATAATTCCCTGGCGCTGACTTTGAGCATTGGTATCTGCCCCACTGTCAGCCACATCCAAAGCGGATGACCAGCGAGAATCTTCAGAAATTTCAAGTTTGAGATGTGCATCAATCGCTGCCTTTACCCAGGCCTGATCAATCAGAGCGCCGTCCACCGATGCAGCATAATTGCGGTCTACCTCCTGCGCGAATATATGCTGTAGACCATCCGCCTCGGCTCGGGCTTTGCGGGCATCATACCACGCCTGATCCTTGTCGGGATGATCGCGCCAGTCCATCACAAAGACCTGGGTC